ACAAGGCAATCGAGTCAATCATCGAGGCACACAGCGAGACGGTCAATGGCCTTAAGGCCGACCGAGACAAGTACAAGGAGCAGGCGCAGAGGGTGCCAGACCTCCAGAAGCAGTTGGAGGAAGCCAAGTCCGCAGCTGGAAGCGAAAGCGACTGGGAGAAGAAGTACAACGACGAACATCAGGCGTTCGAGGACTTCAAGGTCCAAGTCGCAACCGAGAAGGCAGAGGCGGACAAGGCGCAGGCGTATCGTGGCATGCTGATGGCTGCGGGCATCGACCCGAAGCGCATCGACGCCATCATGCGCGTGACCGACCTGTCTCAGGTCGAAATGGAGGACGGCAAGCTGAAAGACACCGAGAAGCTTCAGGAGTCCGCGAAGCAGGAGTGGGCAGACTTCGTAGTGAAGTCGAACACTCAGGGCAGCAACCCCGCCACGCCCCCGACCAAGCCCTCGCCCAACGTCGAGGGTGGAGACCCCGAGGTCGCACGTCGCATGCAGGAGCGCTACGAGCGCAGATACGGTAAGGCACCAGAAAGCAAGGAGTAAGCATGAGCTACTTCGACGGCCCCGCAAAGGGCTATGGCTGGAACGCTGGTCACTTCCTCGTTGATGACGAGACCTGCATCCGAAAGACCATGACCATCGCCGCCAACCACGCGCAGGCGGTCACCCGAGACGATGGCCGCAAGGTCGTTCCCGCTGGCGCTGTGATTCCCGCCAACGGCGCAACCGCCAAGGGCATCCTCTTCGAGGACATCGACGTCACCGAGGGTGCGAAGCCCGGTTCCGTTGTCATTGCTGGCACAATCTATGGCAATCGACTTCCCGCAGCTCTGGCCGAGGCTGCGGCCAAAGCTCTGACGGGCATCACCGTCCTGACGGAGCCGACCATCACCCGTCCCTACACCGACGCCGTTTCCTAGGAGGTAGACAATGGCTAAGTTCATCAACGAGACCCTTGGCATGGTCAACCCCAAGGACTTCCTGAGCACGGGCTTCCAGAACGTTGCCCGACCGAACGACCCGCTTGAGGGCCTGTTCACCGACGAGCGGACCGACAACCTCGTTGCCTCGTACTACACTATGCAGAGCCAGTACAACATCCCGCAGATGGCGCAGTTCCATGCCTTCGACGTCCCCGCGCAGAAGTCGATTCCCGCGCCGATTGACGAGCACAACGTGGAGAAGGGCCTCATCAAGGTCAAGCGCTCCACGACCGAGCTGCTGCGCCAGCTCACCCGTCGCGGCGTCAATCAGGAGGCCGCTCTTTACGACCGAGTGATGGACTTCGCCGCCGACCTCGCCGACCAAGTTGTCACCCGCGCCAAGGTGGCTCGCGCCGAGGTTCTTGCCACGGGCCAGTTCACCATCAATGAGAACGACATCAACATCACCGTTGACTACGGCGTGCCCAACGCGAACAAGTCCCTGACCCTTGACCTCGGCGCTGGCGCTTCCACCGACGTGACCACCCAGCTTCAGACCATCGTCGACAACGCCGCCGACGTGGGCGTGACTATCTCTGGAATGATTACGTCCCGCTCCGTCCTGTCCAAGCTCCGCGCCAATGCCTCCGTGCAGAAGGCCATCAACGGCGTGAACATGACGGGCCAGCTCGTGAGCAACAACGCGCTCAGCGCTTGGCTGTCCGACGAGTACGGCATCGATACCGTCATCACCGATGACCTGACCTATTCGACCCCGTACACCATGGACGCCAATGGCCGTCCGCAGGCATCGCCGAAGCGCTACTTCCCCAAGAACGTAGTCACGTTCTTCGGCACCGCCAACGGCATGCGCCTCGGCGCTGGCCTCTGGGGTGCGCCGCCCGAGGAAGACCTTGCTGGCTACTACGAGCAGTCGGGCGATTCCAGCGTCAGCCCCTACGTCTACATGACCCAGTGGGCCGAGAAAGACCCCGCAATCCTGTGGACCAAGGCATCGACCCTGTACATCCCCGTGCTGTTCAACCCGTACAGCCTCTACATCGCCAAGGTCATCGAGACCGCTGGCTAGGAGTGACCGATGGACGCAGGTGTTCTCGAACAGGTTCTCAACCACATCCACAACTGGTTCGTCTACGACGAAATCGGGGTGAGCCATTGTGCGGTGGAGGGCGGTTCGTTGCCTGCGTCCGTCTCGATTCCAGAGGGCGCTTGGTACCGCATCCAAGGCTCGCTTCTGAACGACGGCCTGCACCAGCACCCAGCCGCAGACCTCATGGACGAGACGTTCGACGGCACAATCACCGTCTGCGCGATACCGAATGCGCTGCTGTCGGTCGTGGAGGAAATCGAGGACTGGCAGCTCCATTACTCTGAGGCCCGTAGGAAGGCCCTGAGCAGCCCGTACAGCTCGGAATCGTTTGACGGCTACAGTTACACCGCAAAGGACTTTTCAGGGGCCAGTTCGGCCTCTGGTGGCCTCTCAGGATGGCAGGCCGCGTTCGCGTCCGACCTGAACCCGTTTCGGAAGATTTCATAAAGGGCAAGCTGGAGACTGGCGCTGGCTATGTTTGGAGGTATGCCTGATGCCTATGCCGGGGATTATGGGAGAGCGTGCCGAGACGTGCGTCCTCCTTGAGAAGACGCGGGTGCCTGACGGCGAGGGCGGCTGGGAGACTAGGTGGGTCGATGGCCCCGAGTTCAGCGCGACCATCACCCACGCGAGCAGCATCGAGGCCAGAGTTGCCGAGTCGGAGGGCATGACGTCCACCTTCACGGTCTGGACCGAAAAGGGCACCACGCTCGACTTCCACGACGTCTTCAGGGCAAGCGACGGTCAGGTGTACCGAGTCACGTCGCAGGGCGGGGACGAAGAGACGCCCGACTCCGCGACGATGCAGGTGCAGCACGTGAGCGCCGAAAGGTGGCAGCTCGCATGACGCCCGAGGCAGCGATATACGGCTTCCTGAACGGCTTCTCGATACCAGCCTATGCGTCATCGTCCGTTCCCGACCAGAGCAGCCCAGAGTGGCAGGGCTTCCCCTACATCACCTACGACCTTGTGCTGGGCGAGTGGGGACAACCCGAGGTCAACATGCCCGTCAACGTCTGGTATCGGACCGACTCCGAGGCGTTGCCCAACGCAAAGGTGCGCGAGATATCTAAGGCGATAGGCATGGGGGGCGTGCTGCTCCCCTGTGACGGTGGGATGCTCTGGGTCAAGAAGGGTTCCCCGTGGGCGCAGGCCATGACCGTCGAGGGCGAGGACGAGAAGGTAAAGCGCCGCTACATCAACATCAACATCGAGTTTCTGATTGCAGAATAGGGGGATGGCATGAAGTTCACGACAGTGGCAGCAGATGCCTTCCAGAAGTTCCAGCTCAACGCTGGCGTGGTCATGACGGAGTTCGACCCTGCAAAGCCCACGCTTGACCGCAGCAAGATTTTCATTGCCACATCTGGCGGCTCCGAGTTCACCGCAGAGCCTGAGTTCGAGGACTTTGGCGAGGACGTTGACAACGTTCCCGCGAACACCAAGGAACTCAAGGTGCTCACCAATGTCAACGTGACCCTGAGCGGCACTGGCAAAACGGTTGACGGACCCGTGCTCAAGGCGCTCATGACCGCAGCCGATATTACGACCACCAGTGGCGTGACCAAGGTCGTTCCGCGAGCCGACCTGCTCGATAGCGACTTCTTCGAACTGTGGTGGGTTGGCGATTACAGCGACCACAACGGCGCGACCAATGGCGGGTTCATCGCAATCCACCTGCTCAATGCCCTGAGCACTGGCGGGTTCTCAATCCAGAGCAACGACAAGGGCAAGGCTGACGTGGAGTACGAGTTCACTGGTCACTACAGCATCGAGGACATGACCAAGCTGCCGTATGAGGTCTACCTCAAGGCTGGCAGCGCCGAGACTACGAATCAGGGATAACGTATGCGTCTTTCAGACATTCGCGGTGACCGTGTTTTCGACGTGGTTGCCGACATCACGGAGCCGTTGTGCAACATCGCCACCGACGAGCAGGCCGCTTACCTGTTCAAGAGGGTGAAGATGCCCGAGGGGATGAGCAAGGAAGAGTTCGCGCTGTCCAAGGTGCGCAAGGCCCTGCCAGTCCTAATGCGCGAGCACAAGAGCGACCTGTGCGCGATTCTGGCGGCTCTTGAGGGCGTTCCCGTGGAAGAGTACCGCGAGAGCATGAGCATGGCGTCTCTGGTCAAGGGCGTGTACGAGATTCTGACCGACGAGGACCTTCTGGCTTTTTTATCCTAGTCGGTGACAACGCAGGCGACGTGTGGCTCGACCTAGGGGAGTACCATGGGCCGAGCCACTTTCATGCCTTCCTGATGTTCATGGTCGAGAGAAGGAAGGCACGCGCGAAGGAGCTTTCCTTCAAGGTGTACGTCACCGACATGCTGAGGAACATACCGCAGGGCAAGTATGCGACGCAGCGTTGGGCCGACCTCATCAAGCCTCACGTGGAGTTCGAGGTGGATGATATAATCGAGCACGTGATGGCGCGTGTATCGGAGGAATGATGGACCTACTCGACCTCATGGTAAAGATTGGCGTTCAGGACGAGGCCTCTGGCAAGGTTGGGGGCATCGCGTCCAACATCACGGGAGGTCTGGGCAAGGCCGTGGATGGCGTCGCGAAGATTGGCGCAGCCGCAACAGCCGCCGTGGCGACGATGGCTGCGGCAACCACGGCGGCGGGCGGCGCGTTCATCGGGGCTGCTGGCGATGTGGCGTCCTACGGGGACAACATCGACAAGATGTCCCAGAAGATGGGCATGAGCGCCACGGCTTACCAGGAATGGGACGCCGTGATGCAGCACAGCGGCACGTCCATGGAGACCATGAAGGCGTCGATGAAGACGCTGGCAAACGCTGCCGAGAGCGGCAACGAGGCGTTCCAGAAGCTCGGCTTGAGCCAGGAGCAGGTCGCGAGCATGAGCCAGGAAGAGCTGTTCGAGGCCACCATTGCCGGCCTGCAGAACGTCGAGGACACCACGGAGCGGACGTACCTGGCGGGCCAGCTGCTGGGTCGCGGCGCGACCGAGCTGGGCGCCCTGCTCAACACCAGCGCGGAGGACACGCAGGCGATGCGCGACCGAGTCCACGAGCTTGGCGGCGTAATGGGGGACGACGCGGTGAAGGCGGCAGCAGCCTACCAGGACAGCTTGCAGGACATGCAAACGGCGTTCAGCGGCCTGAAGAACAACATGATGGCCGAGTTCCTGCCTGGCTTGACCGAGGTTATGAACGGGCTGCAGGAGGTC